GTAATACATCAAATAATATAGAAGATACAATATCATATGATACATATAAAGAACTTGTTATATATAAAAAATCTCTAGAAACTAAATTACTTAATTATAAAAAATCATTATTGGAATTAGAAAATTCTTTTAAAATTTGTTTTAATAAACAACAAGCTATTATAACAATTAATAAGCCTACAGAAATTATTACAAATAAAAAAATAAAACTTACTTCGTCTTCTATTTCCAAAGAGTTACAAAAATTTGATATGGAACTTATAGCAAAAAACTTAAAAGAATTTGATGATAAAATAAAATATTATAATGATATTAAAAAAAGAATAGATGAATTAGTATTATCATTAGATAATTATAATCATGAATTATCACAAATTAATAATAATGATGATTATAAATATAATCCAAATTGCGAATTTTGTTGTAAAAGACCATGGGTTAATCGTGTAAAAGAATTAGAAATAATTATTAATAAATTGAAGAATGATATTATCACTAATAAAGCTATATATGATATAAAAGATTATAAATTTTTAATTAAAAAAGTTGAGAAAAATAATATCACTATTAATAACTATGGATTATTAGTAAATTGGTTAAATTACTATAAATATAAAGAGGAATACGATGAGATTAGTGGAGAATTAAATAATATAATTTTTAATAAAGATAGTTATAACAAAAAATTTATAACTATTCAAGAAGAATTAGATAAAACTATAATTGATATAAATAATTTTGATAATAAATTTTATAGTCTTTATTATATACTAAATAATAATGATCAATATAATAAATATCAATCTTGGGAAAATAATTATAATACAATTTCAAAAAATATTAGCAATTTGACAAATACTATTAATGATACAGAATTTAAATTAAACTATATTAAAAATATTAAACCTCGTATTAATAAATATAATTCTCTTAAAATATCATATGATGAATGGGTTAATTATGATTTAAAATTAAAAATTGTTAGAATAGAAGAATTCTATAAATTAAAAACTATTATAGAAGACTATGATAAGTATAGAAATTATGTTGATAATAATATGTTAAAACCACTTATTAAACAAAAATTAGAATTAAATGATAGTATTAAAGAGAAGGATAAACTTATTAATATTATAAATGACAAGCTTGTAAAATTTTCTACATTAAACTCATATAATAAAGATAATAAAGATAATTATAATATATTGTCAGAAGCGTCTAATGATTTAAATAATACTATTGATATATTGGATACTATTATTATTAACTTTCAATCATTTCGTATTGAATTGTATGAAAAATATATATTAAATAATCTTATTTCTAATACTAATAGTATTATTAAAAAACTATGTCATACTGATACAAAACCATTTAAATTAGGTTATATGCTTAATGTATCTAAAGATATTATTCATATTAATTGGTTAATTGCCGATGAAACATATATTGATGATAATGATAAATTAATTTCAATTACACAATGTTCTGGATTTCAACATTTCACGATATCAACTGCTCTTAGAATGTGCTTATTCTTAAATAAAAATAATTTATATTGTAATCAATTATTTATTGACGAAGGCTTTGTTAGCTTTGATAAATTAAATTTATCAATTGTACCATCATTTCTAAAAAACTTATTATCTTACTTTAATTCAATTATTATAGTATCTCATATTGATTTAATTCAAGATAATATAGATGATTATGTTTCTATTAATTATAATAAAGATACAAGTGTATCATCTATAGAATATGATAATTATAAAAAAGTAATAAAGACTAGAAACAAAAAATAAGTATAATATTTTGGTAATATGAGAGAGTACATAATTTTAATTTTTTAGATTTTCAGAATAGTTTAATATATTTTAAAAATAATACAAATTATGTACTTTTTAATAATCACATTGTATTATTAAAATATCTCAAAGCAATTATAGTATCCTAAAAAATTTTTGAACTATAAATAACTTAAAAATCCTTTTTACAAATAAAAATTGAAATTTTTTATTAATCTATTTATTAGATGGCACTAACACCTGCAGAAAGAAAACAAAGATATATTATTAAACACAAATCTCTAAACAATGATGAATATAAACTAAAAGAAAAATTAAAAAATAAAAAATATTATGCTTCTAAAGTAAAACATATTGAACTTAACGAAGAAGATTTAATTATTAAATCAAATGATCCTAATAATGAATATATATACTTACCTCCTATTAAAAAAAGAATTAATCCTATTAATAAATCTAAATTAAACATAAATACAATTAATTTATATATTAAAACTATGAAGAAATTTTATTTAGCTTATCATAAAACAGAACTTACTGATGATACTGACTTATATAATGTGCTATCTAAAAAAACATATGATATTAATAATATAAATACTCAATTCGGATTTATAAAAAAAAACATTTATGATATTGTTAAAAATAATAATAAAAACGATATTCGTATTCTATATTCTGTCATAACACGGTTTAAATATTTCTCTGTTCCTGTAAAACAATTATACCCTTATATTCTTAAATTTCAAGATGTTTATGATACTGAACGTGCTAATAAAATTGTTGATAATACAATAGCTGCTAAAATGAATTCACTATCATTTGATAAAAAAGATATTATAGATAAATATAATAAAAATTCACATCTAACAGATAATGAAAAACTTATTTTCGTTTTACTTACTCTGTTTCCTACTAGAAGACCAGTTGATTATAGAAAGATGCTAGTATCTTTTAATGAACCAAAAAATCAATCTAAACTTAGCTACGCCGATAAAAATAATTATTATTATAATAAAACTTTTTATTTCAATATTACAAAAAACAAAAAACAACAACAATTTACAGTACCAGATGAGTTAGACAATATTATAAAATCTTTAATAACTACTAAAAATAATAATGATTACTTACTATCTGTTAATAATAAACAATTTACACAAATAGACCTTTCTAAACTTATTATGAATACATTTTATAAAATATATAATGTATCAATATCTGCAGTAGAAATTAGAAGATTATATGCTACTTATCTTAAAAATTTAGCAGAAAATAAACTTATTACAATAAGAGAACATAAAGATATATCTGATATGATGAATCATAATTACGAAGAAAATAAGAAATATTCTTATTAAAGATATTTTATGTCAATTTTTCAACCCTATTATACCTTTTAATATAGAAACTTACAAAAAGGTATAACATATAACTACTATAAAGGAAATTAGCTTCTCTAATATACTTAGGATAATCATTTCTTACTATTATAGAGCCTGCTTGTTGAATATTACCAAATATAAATTGAATAATTTGAAAAGTTGTTAAATATTTACTCCACCATACTTTAGTATTACTTTTAAAAGATGTTATAAAATAATAATAATAAAGCACGACATGAATAAAAGAATTATAAAAAAGCAAAAACCACGTATCTCCACCATAAGGTATTAATTTGTAATTGTAATACATGATTGTAGAAACACTTGAATGATGGAAAACATGTAAAAAAGACAACTGTCTATAATTACCCTTAGCAATTATGATCATACTATCAATATAATCATAATATTTTGAAATCCAGAAATTATACATTAATTTTTTTAATAAAAGATTAGATGTATCATTTGGATCATTACCAAAGAATAAAAGTTTTTTATCATATACATTATAACATAAGTTTAAAAAAATATATGAATTCCATGTAATTAAAAATAGATTATGAAATTTACAATAATTTTTTATAGTACTATCACTAATCTTAGGTACGACACTGCGGAAATTATAAGATACTATGCAAATAATTAGATAAACACTGGTTATACTATAGTGAAATTGTTCTTCATTCATTTTTATAATATTATTATAATTTTATTATTTATATATATGTTATATATTTAATTATTATAAACAATGTAAAAAATAAAATTGTATAATATTAAATTTTTCCAAATAATTTATATATTGTAATAGTTATAAAATATTTATTATCATCATCATACTATTCTTTATATAAATTTTTAACAATAACACTCTTGTACATATGTATTTGAAGGTTCATAATAATTATTTTTATAAGTTCTAGTGTCTTTTGGAACAATTGTAGATTTTAATACATAATTTTGTGCTGATTGTTGATAATTATCATTATATTGTTGTGGATAATTATTATATTGTTGTAATTGTTGAACAGGATATATATTTTGTATAGGATGTTGATATTGTATACGAGGAGATTCTACAAATATTTGTCTTTGTTGTGGTATAAATTGTTGTAATTGTTGAACATTTTGAATAGGTATAGAACGTGATACAGGTATTATAGGTACATTTTGCTGTATAAATTCTCTAGGTGATTCCATAAAAGAACTACGGGAGCAACGATTGCTATGAACATTTTGCTGTATAAATTCTCTAGGTGATTCCATAAAAGAACTACGAGAGCAACGATTACTATGAACATTTTGCTGTATAAATTCATTATTACTATTAGAAGTCCTTAATTTATTGCGTTGATCAATAAGAATAGGAGGTTTATTAAAATGTACTTTAGGAATGTCCACTTTTAAATTAGCTTTGGGTTCAATATTAGCTTTAATTACTTTAGGTACAATAGGACGAGTAGGAATCTTTTCATTATTATCATTTGATTCTAATTGTACTAATGGAACATCAACAAATATAGGTAATTTATTTTCAGTATCTAATGTATCAATCTCAATATATGAATTTTTTACATAATCATCATAGGTTGAAAGAGATAATATATCTTCTTGTTTATCTAATATAGATAAATATTCATTTTCATTTAATAAATTATATGATGACGATAATGATACACGCATATTTATTTTTTTGTTTGAAATAATACCGTTAATATCTTTAAGGATATTAAAAATATCATAAGTCTTTTTCTCCTCATTTTTATTATCTAAAAGATTACGTAATTTAATTATATAATCTCCTAATGAAATTATATTCTTATTAATATCTAGAATATTATAAAAATTATCATCATTTGATGATAACTTATCTAAACATAATGAAATTACCAAAATATTTTTAAGAGTATCATTGAATTTTAAACTAGATAAATCTTTTAATTGTTTATTTTCAATGTCCCAATCGTATTTAAGATTTAAAATATTGGATTTAGTAAAACATGTATCGGCAATAAATATTATTTTAGTGGAAGGGTTAAATTGACTTAATATTTCATATATCAAATCACTATTAATAACAGAGTTGTTTTTTCTAATATTATAATCTGTAGGAACAATACCCTGATTAATATTATAATCTGAATTATAACCTGATATATACTCGGAAATATCTATACTATCGCCTATATAATAAATTAAAACAGAGCTTAAATTAGCTGTCCATGATTTTAAAGCAAGTTTATAAAGAGCTAACAATATATTATCATATGTAGTATTATCTACATCAGATAATTCTATTGGAATTATGTCTTTTTTCTTAACATATCTAGCTATTTTAGATATATAAGATGTATAATCTATACTTCTGTAGTTAATATGATTGTAATTACAACCTAATAATAATAATTCTTTGTTCATTATAATAATTTATATATATATATTTATATAGAATAAATTATATTTAAATGAATGATATATATGGAAATTCAAGACAACAATCTCATATTGCATCACTTATAGCACCTGATAAAATTATTAATAGTATTAATATTAATTTTATAAAACTAAAAAATATTTTTCGTTTTTATATTGATAAATATAAAAATTTTCAAGATAAAAATTATTTAAATATAAATAAAGTAGACTCTGTCCCCAATAGTAATAGTATAATTATTAGTAAACTTATAAAATTTAATACACAATTAAAAACATTTATAAATTTAAATAGCCGGCATCCAATACAATATATAAATTATCCTCAAATGTCTAGAATGCCTAGACCTATTATGACTCCTCAACCACAACAATCATATTTTGGTTCATATTTTAATGGAGGTAAGAAAACTAAATCAAAATATATTAAAACTAAAAAAGTATATAAAATAGGGAATAAAAAATATATAGTATATTTAGGATCTCGCGGTGCTAAATATATTAAAAAAGATAAAAAATATATAAATATAAAATCATTATAAATAATAAAGATGTATAGTATTATTCGCAGATATTGTAAAACTCGTTATGAACACAGTAATCCCTATAAAAAAGATAATTGTGTTCAATTCTATAATCTATACCCTATGAAGATTATGTAAATTGTTTTTTATTTTTATAATATTCTAACATAGATTGTCCGTTTTTATTACGATAAATTTTAATACACTTATCATCATTATCATCTAATTTAACATCACTATATATACCATATTTTTTAATTAGCAAACTAAAAACAGATTGATCATGGCGATGCTCAATAAATGTTTCTAAATTTTTTTTTATAGAAGGGCTATCATCTATATTATGATAATCACAACATAAATCATACCATTCATTTACTAAATCACGAGTTTCTTTACAAATATAATACATTGACATTGTTGCAGCATTTTGAAGAGTATTTAAATATTTATCATCATTCATATTTAATTTTTCAATTAAATCCATTTTATTCCATTTATTTTCTAATTGACCTAAAGCGTATGTTCCTACAATTTTATCAGTCTTAACTTTTTCAATACAATATTCTAACCATTCCTTTTCTTCAATTTCAAATTCACAGCCTCCATCCAAATAAAGTAATATATCACCTTCATTCATATTTTCCATTGTTTTTTTATAATATATGGTTTCCATAACCAATATCCGAACCCTCTTCTATTATTTAGAATAAATTCACCATGTTTATTCCAAAATTCTGTATCTTCTTTAAGATTATTTCCTGTATATACTATAATTTCATCAAATAACTTTAATTCTTTTACTTGATTTGCTAGTCTTACAGCAGCGTCAATATAATTAGCATGAATACCACCATTATGACTACCAAATGTAAGAAATTTA